CTTGTCCAAGTACAACTGATACCGTTGCTACACCCCAAAAGATGTAATAGAATCTGGACTTGACTTGATTTCTTTGTTTTTCTTCATTAATCATTTGAATTCACAACTCATCATAATTTCTGTCAGACATGCCAACAGGTTGATCTCTTGGTCGGGAACAATCTGAATGTCTCTAGAGTATTTGGCAATGATTAGCACTGCTTCAGGAATAGATCCTCCTTTAAGGTTGTCGTACAAGACATCATAGAGTTTTCTCATCACAGTAACAGGATCATTGTTGATGTTGTCAACAACCCACTTACGGACAATAGTAAACTCCTTTGCCTTGAGAGAACGAATAAGAGAGTCTAAGTTAATGTCAGCAACATCAGCAAGAATAGCAGTATTAATACTGCCGCTGGCAGCAAAGCGTTGACACTCATTAATAAGACGACGCCAATCAGGATAGTAACGCTTAACAACCTTCGCCAATACTTTGTCTTGATATTCAACATTCTGTTCCTCAAGAATCTCTTTCAATCTAACAAAGAACTGACCTTGTAACTCCATTGCCTGTTCGGTATTGATCTTGAAGTCCACCACAGTACAACGACTGTGAAGAGGTTCAATGATCTTGTTAGGGAAGTTACAGGTGAAGATAAAACGACAGTTACTATGGAACTCCTCTACAGCGGTCCTCAGGGACAACTGGACATCGTTAGTGGTGTTGTCTGCCTCATCGATGATAACGACCTTGTGAGCGCTGCCAGAGGTCAAGGAGACCGTTGTGGCGAACTGCCTCACACGGTTCCTCACAGTGTCTAGGAAGCGTCCCTCATCGGATCCATTGACCACGATGTAGGAAGCACCTATCTCCTCACACAGCGCCTTAGCAACGGTAGTTTTACCGATACCAGCGGTGCCAGCAAGTAGTAGGTTAGGGATCTCTCCCTGTTTAACAAACCCATAGAAAGAGTTTTTAATATTCTCGGGAAGGATACAGTCGTCAATAGTTTGTGGTCTATAAGATTCCACCCATAAGAATGGTTTATTTCCAGAATGTTTCATAGTATAATAGAGACTGGTATAGGATTAGAGAAAAGAGAATTTTTTCATAATCAAGGCTCAAGAGCAATATAGTATACAAGGTCGAGTGTAACGTGTCGCCACTCGGTAATCAATTTACTAGAGATCTTTACATTGTAGTCACCAGGAAATAACTTAAGGTTTTCAACTTTTAAGAACAGTTCATAATCGCCAGTAGCAACACCCCGAATTTCCTGAGTATAAGCATTGGCAGTATCGTTCTCTTTGTCACACAAATTTAGATTGATAGTACCGTCTTTATCAGAAACAAATGAGAGGTCTGGGAGACTGTAGACACCAGATGCTTTCTGAAGTTGTACCAGATCTTCAGAAGACAAGGCAAACTCCATATCAGCACCAGGAAAATTAACGTCACGATCTGGAGCAGACTTCAGGGTGATCTCAGGATCGGAGAAGTAATACTTAGCAGAGCGACGACCACCACGAATGGTGACATACTCATCATTCTCAAAGTTAAGACCAGGATCTTGGAACAAACTCAATCCCATAAGGAACTGACTTAGATCATAGATACCACAAGTCTTGGGGAATATTTCAGGTGAAGTGTACTGAGCAATCATGTTCTCTCCGACACTGATTGTCTTTAGCACGTTACCCTCACGAATCATAATAGATCCATTGATTGTCGAAAAGTTCTTCAGAACAGATGTAGTTTGGGGCGTAAGTGAAAGTTGACTCATTGATTGTAGGTTTCAGTAACAGCGTATTTATCGTTAAAATGAAGAAGGAGGAGACCGTAGTGAAGGATCTTAATGATATCACGGCGGGCAGTGCCTTTACGATCATAACGGGAAGCATACTTAAGAATGTTGCCGCGGCAGAATGCCTCAGCGTCTCCACATGCTTCAATCAGATCTAACGTTTGAATGCTGTCGTTACCAGCAGAATAGTGTTGTCCATAGGTTCCAGAAATGTAATCACTCAGCTCTTTCAACAGAGCGTCTTCATTGTATTTTTTCATATATTACGGGGCGAAAATGTACGCCAGGTCATCATGATAGCATTCAATGACGTTTCCGTCAACGTCTTGAAGAAAGAGTTTTAAACCTTTACCGTCCATAATTTTGCCAGACCGCCCATCTTTAAGATGGGCAATGTCTCCACGATATCCATGGAACTCTCGTTCTTTATCGTCAATATAGGCTTGAGCGTCAGCAATCATATCATCTAGGTAGCGTTGATCTTTATTATAGTCAGACATTTTCTTCCTCCGTGGTTTCTACTTTGTCGTCAATTTTTTCATAAAGGGACAGGAACGATTCTTTAGTCTCATCATCAAATCGGTTGACACAAAACTCAATTGCTTTCATCCTCTTGCCAAAGATTTTATAAGCAGTGATGATATGAACAAGGCGACGGGTACTAATGATCTCATCAATACCACCATCGTTAAAAGTCTTACGAATGATGTCTGCCCAATCAACTAGACGAGAAACAAACTCATCGTCATCACACATCTTACTAAGGATCTTTGCCTCAATACAAGGAGTGGGATACTCTTGCTCAAAGGTCAAAGCAAAACGTTCAAGGAATGCTTCATTCAATACATTAGTACCGATGAAACGACCGTCGTCAGATCCCTTGCCCTTAGTATTAGCAGTAGCAACTACTGTAAAACCAGGAGCAGGATTAACATAACGACCAGTCTTTTTCAGGAAAACTCCCTTACCTTCAAGAATAGATTGGAGACACAGGATCTTGTTAGATGCCAGGTCAACTTCATCTAGAAGCAAGACAGCTCCCCTCTCCAAAGCTTCAATGACTGGACCATTGTGCCAAACAGTGTTCCCGTCAACCAAACGGAAACCACCAATAAGATCATCCTCGTCGGTTTCAATTGTAATGTTTACACGAATCAGCTCCCTATTTAGGGCAGCACATGCTTGCTCAACAGAGAAAGTCTTGCCATTGCCTGACATACCAGTGATGAACATAGGATAAAACATCTCCGAACCAAGAATTTTCTTAAGATCAGTGAAGTTACCAAACGGAACAAAAGTTTCGTCCTTAGGTGGAACAAGGTTGGTAGGAGCAGCAACAATCTCTTCCAGTTGCTCTCGTACCTCGTCAATAGTCAGGTTCCATTTACCACGACCAGACTTGTATGGTTCCATACGGTTAGCAATAGTAGCGTAAGAATATCCCATGTGCTCGGCACCTGCCTTTAGAGCAGCAGTGCCGACTTCAGTACCATAGTTGTTCTCGATGTAAGAGAACAATTGGATCATATCGACTTGAGCAGGACGAGGCATATGCTTTGTTTGTTGTTGAACTTAGTATAAGGGTAAAAGGGGTCTTGACGACCCCGCGGTGGACAGTTTAAGAAATGACTGTAGCGAATGAAGAGAGGATTTTTTTGTTGGTGGTCTTTGCCTTTAGCATTGAACGGAAAGACTTACTGATTGCTGTCTTCTTAGCACCTTGCTCAACATTAAACTCAACGTCAGAAGACAAAGTAGTTTGACCTAAAACATACAAAGAATCATATCCAAGACCATTCAGTTCCCACGATTTAATTTTTTTCCACTGCTTCATGATGGCATTGTGATCATGCTTCCATCCATGGATAGATTTATACAGAGCACTGAAGTCGCCACCACTACCAATACGGAAACCAATAAAATTAACTTGAGGAAAATTATCTTTTAAGTTTTCTAGAAGAATAGAACTAATACTATTCCGAGATTCGTAGTCAAAGTGACGATACGTTCTACCTAAGTTACGATCACGAAGACAGCAGTTGGATTGAACACTACGGTTTCCCATATGAGAATCTGGTAGAGATGGCATGGCAACATCATAACTAATGTTGTTTGCCTCGCCGTCTGTAAGAATACAAACGTTTACTTTTTGTACACCATTTTTCTGTTGGAAATCAGGAATGATAGTTTTGAGAGAAATCAAGCTCTCATTGAGAGGTGTTCCTGATAGATCAAGACCCAACGGGTTGTGATAGTTATTATTATAGTAATTAGCAAGGCGATACAAATGATTAAGACTACTATCAAAACTACTACTGTTGCTACGAGAAGTTACCAAGTTCAGCAGATGAAATCTCTTGTGTACAGATAGACTATTGTGACGACGTTCGTAAGAATAGTCTTGAGGTTTAACCTCCTCCTCACAAAGAAGAATATTAGGGTTCCACTCATACGTGAAGGAATAAACCTCAAAAGGAATCTGAACTTTACGACAGAACCAACAGAGGTTGATGAGTTGCTTAACAGTATCCAGGAGAACTGGACTCATGGAACCAGACCAATCAAGAATAAAAATCATACCATGATTCTTACCATCAGGAAGAATAGTTACTTTCTTGAAAAGGTCTTCGTTATACTTGTAAGTATGAAGTTTAGTAGTATCAAGAACACCAGTCTTAGATTGACCAGCACGAGCATAAGCGTCAGCAGACTTACGACACTCAAATTCCTTAACAAGATAGTTTACCTCTTTCTGTGATGATTTTTTAAATTCATTAAAGTCTGCATCGACCTGTTCAAAAATGTCACCCCAATGACTAGGGCGAGACCCTGAAAGATCTTGCCAATATTTGGTAATGTAGTTCTGTAGCTTATCATAGTTTACAATAACTTTATCTAGATCAACTTCAGGAACTTCAAGGTATACAGGTTCTGTGCTATAACCTCTTTGATTTGTTAACTCTTCTGCTGCTTCATCGAAAGCTTTCTGAGTTTGTGATTCGTACTTGTCACCACCCTGTTTACCTTGTACAGAAGATTCGTTATCAATCTCATCTGTACCACTGTCACTACAGTCATCATCGGTGTCGCTCGGTTGATCAATGCTAGAACTTTCCGATTGTGTTTCATCAAAAGCAGACTCTTCTCCATCTGGAGAACCTTGTGGCATACCAATAGATTCGATATCATGGTTTGATTGATTAAGATAATCTTTTAGTTCTCGGCATAGATCAATAACTTCCTCGAATGTTTCTACCTTAGATACCTTATCAACATAGACTTGCTCCTCTGTAGAGAATGGGATACAAGCGTAAGCGCCAATCTTAAAGTGAAGATTAATACGATCAATAAGATTGAACTGGGAGAAATCTTGATCTACAACATCAAAGAAGTCTTGCTCATTGAGTTCTCGGTATCCTTTATAGAAATCTTTATTGAGACCAGCGTACTTACGCTTTATCAATTTCTCAATACGAGCATCTTCCACAACGTTAATAAAATCTTTAGGAATGTCAGCATCCCAAAGGTCAGAAGGAGTGAACAAAGCGTGTCCAACCTCATGCCCCACCAAAAGGTCATAGACTACATTGGATGCCTTGTCCCACATAGGGAGAATCAGCACACGACGATTAACATCAAAAGAAGCCGTAGGAACTTTACGGTGCTCAACCACAAGATTCTCAGTGGCAAGCAGTCGTGCTAGGTTTCCTCGGATCTCTTGATTGATCATGGTGCCTCTCGGTTGATGTACATACTATAAACCCCCAGTGTAACCAGGGGGGTCTTAGTGGACGGTTTGTCAATCGGTTTCCACCAAGGATAGGTTCACAACGCTGTAGTTCTTTACTTTCTCAAATTTAAGAGTTCTATCAAACTTACCTTCCAAACTCTCTTTGTGACTGATAACAAATACATTTGTATTATCATCAAAGTTACGTAGGATCCAACCAAGTTCACTGCTACCATTTTGATCTAATGAACCATCAAATATCTCATCTAAGATAAGGAGGTTAGTATCCACAGAATTCTTAAGTTTAGCAATGCTACGCCAAGTAAGCAGCAAAGCAAGATCAATACGAGATTTTTCTCCCTCACTGAAAGATTCGTAAGTAAAGATATCCCTGTATCTAGATTTAATAGTCTCCTCAAAGTTCTCATCAAGGGTAAAATTGACATAGAAATCCATCTTCCTGAGATAGTCTCCGATGAGTTTATTCATCGCTGGAAGATAACGTCTAATAATCCTACTCTTAATTCCATTGTCTTTCAACAATTGTCCAGCAACACTCAATGTATCTTTATCTTTCTTGGATGTAATAAATTTATCTTTGATTGATTTTTTGTCATCAACATAAGCAGTAAGTTTTTCAAACTCTACTTTCTTGCTGCTGGTAGGAGCATTGAGATCTTCAATCTCGGTTTCTCTAATACCAATCTGTTGATCTATAGAAGATACTTCATAGTTCAATTGATTGATAGTAGAATTAATTTCCACCATTTGTTCAGACAACTCCATGAATTTTGATTCACGTTGTTCTTCTTGCTCGATAGACTTCTCAAGATCACCAAAGCCTCGTTCTAAGGTCAGTAATTCTTTGTCACCCTCATCAATCTTTTGATCTCGGAAGTCCTGTCCAATCTCTTGTGTACAAGTAGGACACACATGATTGTTGATAAAGAACTCAGTATCTTTCTTCCATGTGTTAATTTTTTGTTGGATCTTCACACGAAAAGTATTGAGTTGCTTAAGTTTCTTTTTGTTATCAGCAAGAATTTTTAACTCAAGATTGTAGTTAGTAAGAACTACAGTTTGATCAGCAGATGTTTTCAATGCTGTTGATTTATCCATCCTCAAAGTCGAGATAATTTCTCGCTTCTTTTCAATTTCAGAATTTGTTTTCTTTTCTAACTCCAGCATATAGTTTTTCTGGAGTTCGATTTTGTCAGACGATAACTTGAGTTGATATTCTAATTCTTTAATCTCTTCATTATTGTCACGTACCTTGTCTTTCAACAGGGTGTTCATGACAGAGAAGATTTGAATGTCCAGAATATCTTCGATGATTTCCCTACGAGATGCCACTGGCAACTTCATAAAAGGAACAAACGTAGATGAACCAAGAACTACAATCTGGGTAAAAGATTTGTAGTTCATCTTCAGAATGTTTTGCTCCAGTTGTTTCTGGTAGTCAACTACTGTAGATGACTGATCAATCAGCTGATCGTTCTGATAGACTTCAAACGTATTAGGTTTGATACCCCGTACAATTTTAAATTGATTTTTACCAATACTAAATTCAACCTCCACCTCACAACCCTTCTCATTAATGCTGTTTACCAGCATAGGTTTATTAATCTTACGAAAAGGTTTACCAAACAAAGAAAAGGTAAGAGCATCTAGAATGGTGCTCTTACCTGCGCCGTTTGATCCTATGATCAGATTAGTTTTGGATGCTCGTAAATCAACTTCACTAAAGGTGTTCCCTGTTGAGAGGAAATTTCGCCACCTAATTTTTTCAAATATGATCATTCTAAGTCTTTCGGCGGGATCAAGAAATCATCTTTAGTTATTATAGCATACTTTTGGAATCTGTCCTCACAAGCGTTGATGATTGATGATGCATCAATCTCAACAACTTGAAGAGTGGGGTGATTTTCATCCAATTCCATCATTCCATTGTATCGTACAGCATCGTCAGCATCTTCAAAGATAGGAATAACCTGATCTTTAAGTTCATCAAGAACAGAAAATACTCCATCTACTTTGTTGGATAACGTGAGGATAAACATCAGATCACTTCACAACTTTCCATATATAGGGACCTCATTATTTTTTTTAGTTCGGTTTTATCCACAGTCATATCAGTTTCATCAACGTATTCGTTGAGAAGCGTCATGGTATCTTTAACTTCTAAGTTAACTTCACTTTCGCCATCATCATCAGAAGCAAAAGTTTCTACAATCTTGATGTCATGTACCCCAACATCATACAAACGATCTACCATAGATTCAAACATATGGTAATCTGTCTTTTCTTCAACAATAATTTTAATACACTTGTCAGTATACTTACTGACATCTAACCTGTCGTAGTTATCAATCTTGTCGTTGTAAAATATTTTATCAAAGATCACGTATGGATTTTTGACTCGATTCAGTTTTTTAGATGCTGGTTCGTAGAGATGGAACCCACGCTCATCATTGTAATCATTCCAGTACATCTGGTATGGGTTACCTAGGTAAGTGATATTACCTTTCTTAGATTTGTGATGATAATGACCAGAGAACACTTGCTTGAATCGCTTGTAGATCTTTGGGTCCATACCATGTTCCATCTTAAGACCAGGAGTTACCTCAAACCCATCGAGTTCAAGGTGTCCCATGACGATTTCGGCATTCGTGCTCTCAAGGTGAGATAACGTTTCTTCTTGGTTTTCTTTATTAATCCAGGGGACGAAACAAATTGGAGTATCTTCAATGTAAGTAGTAGTAACTCCATCGTATACCTGTATATTCTTGTAGTCTTTCAACAACAAAGCAGGGGAGTTAATTTCATTTGTGTTCTTATAGTACACACAATGATTGCCCAAGATCATATGGACAGTGATGTCCATATCGCTAAGACGATCAAAATAAGTCCTACGAATACGACTCCAGACATTAAAATCAATGCTTTTCCTGTTGTCAAACGTATCGCCAAGATCAATGATTGTTTTGATTCCTTTTCTTTCAAGCGTTGGGAAAAAGATTTCTTCGTAGAATTTTTCAAAGTATTTCCAAAATATTAGAGATCCTTTACGACCATCCATGTGCTGGTCTGTAATCAAAGCAACGGTCACAGTTTAACACCCATATCAGCAGAGGTAACGTAAGTGTGATCATTAAGCGTACCGTCTTGTAAACGCTTGAGATGCCATCTAGTCATGGTAATGATTCCTTCCTCAGTAGCACCAGTAATAAAGTTAGCACCGAGTGGTTCTTTCAATACACTGGTATAAAGACCGAACCTAGTTTTCTTAACATAGAAAGCATCGTCGATCCAAACTACATCCTCAGGAATGTTTTCTTCAATCGATGGATTCTGTCCGAGGCTCGTCAGAATCGTCTCCGTCTTTTCCATTTTTATTGAATCCAAAAGGGTCTGCTGATTTTTCTTCTAATGCTAGTTTTAGTGCAACATTACCGATTGCTTCCATACATTTCAGAATGTCTTCTGTCTTAGCACTTTCACCAAGTTCTTTGGCAACGTACCAATACTTCGGCCAAAATGTTTGACCTGCCAATTGATAATCTTCTAGTGTTAGTAGTTTCATCGATTCATTCTAATCTCAACGTTTTCTTTGATACTACCCATGTCAGCATAACTCGAGTTCATATCATTACCATAGTCATCTGTGTGCATGACGTGATCGAAACCAGTCTTCTCCAAAATCTTTTGTTTGATATCGTTCTGACGTTTCTCTTTCTGAATCCTACGAAGAAAAGCGTAGTAGATAATCTGAGTAAAGTAAGCAAAAGGGTTCTTTGATTTTTCAGGATCAAAGTTATTAATATACTGAACACAGTTCTCTACACCATCGGAGATCATATCTTCACGGAAAGTGTAGTTGACAAAATTAGGCTTATAAGAAAGGTGAGTGGCGATCTTAAGAAAGCAATCTCCAATATAGTGGGGGATCCGTGGGCGGGTCTTTTCCTGCTCTTCTGCCTCACGTACTTTATTTTTAAAGACAGTGATTGCTTCCAAGAAGTCTTTGTTATTTACGTAATACTCGGTGTTCTTTTTTGACATAAGACATGTTTTGATTTGCTTACCATTTATAAAGTATAGTCCATGACTGTGTTTTTGTCAAGGCCTTGACAAAACCTCAGAAACTCAGTACAATAACTCTGTCAGGGGTTAAAAGAGACATAGATTTTAGCTAGTCTTATAGATTTTCTCTAGTGTTTTTTTCATATCATTGACAGAACCTAGATACCCCATCTTTTCATTGAGTTCAGAAGATGCTACTTTAGCACCTGTTTTATCATCATCATGATCATCTACAGTAGATAGATAATAGCGTTCGATTCTTTTGTCTAGTTCTGACATTGTTAGTATACTGTCCATAGACAAGATAAACATATTATCGTAAGTAGAATGAATCCAATCTACTAAAACAAATCCTTGTACTAGTTCACCATTCTTACGAGACTTAACTGGTTCAACTTTCTTGGGATTCTCCACAAGGAGTTGATTTTCATTATCTAAATAATGAACTTTGGCAACTATCTCTTCACCAGTTGTTAGTTTAATTGTTGAATAAAATTCTTCTTCCATATTATTTTAATTTAATAGGTATGATTTCATACTTAAAGTTTTCTTCCTGGTAAATCTTGATTCGTTGTGTCAAGTGGTTAAGGGTGTAATTGGTTCTACTATTGGAAGAGATATCGTCAGCGATATCGTATAAGGTTGCTATGTCTTTGCCTTCGCCTTTCCTGAGGACACGTCCGATGGACTGAAGGTTACGTACCCGCGACTTACTTGGGGAAGCAAAGATAATATTGTGTAAACGTTTGATGTTAATACCAGTAGAGAAAGTGCCGTATGAAGCAATGATAACGGCGTTGTCCTGAGTCTCTGTAAGTCTACGAACCTCTTCTCTATCTTCTACATCTGTACCGCCATGAACAAAAAAGATTTCACGGTCTCGTATGTTACTATTTATTAATTCATAAAGTGGTTCACCGTGCTTCTCCACATAGTTAAACAGCACTAGAGTATTACCTTTAATATCACTAACTAAATTTTTGATAAGGTTATTACGTTGTTCGTGCTCAACAATGTATTCCATCTCAGCATGATAGTCTTCAAAATATTTGTATTCATGCTTACACACTAACACCTTAATACGAAGTTTTGATAGATGTCCCTGCTTGATTAGATCATCAGTTCTAGTAACCTTCTCACAGGCACCAAAGAGTCCTTCCAACACCCACTTATGAGTCTTACTACCATCTAGTGTACCTGTGAACCCAAAGCGATACTTAGCGTTGTGTAGTTTGGTCATGATGCCTGTCAGACTCTTCGACTTGAATAGATGTGCTTCATCACCGATAACACACTCAATGTCATCGAAGTATCTTTTGGGAAATTTATAGATTGACTGCCATGTCGAGATGACAACTGGTTTATCAGTATTTTTATCTTTGCCTGAATAAATGGTGTGGCAATAATCTTCAGCGTTCCATCCATAGTCTTTAAAATCTTTAATCATTTGTTCTACTAGAGATGTAGTAGGAACAATCAATAGTATTTTTTTATTTGCAGCAGCATAGTACCTCACGATACTGTAAATCATTAGAGATTTACCAGAACCTGTAGGTGACACGAACAATCCCCTATTGTTCTTCAGTGCTTTATACACTGTCATGTATTGGTAATCTCTAGGTTTGTACTTAGAGATGTAATTCATATAATCGGCAACGCCTTTGGGGGAGACAAACTTATTGGGTTCTTCTACATCACCAAACCAATCATTAGATTCGTAACTTAATTTATATCTTCGTTCATCACACCATTGTTTGAGGTGGGGAAGTAATCCGCAATACAAATCACCTGTAGCAGGAGAGTACAGGTGAATCATTCCATCCCAGTATCTAAATCTGGGTTGCCTCTTTAGAAACTTTGCCTCTGGTAATTCAAAGGAGAAGTAGTCTGATAATTCATGGTGAACATGCTGCTCGGAAGTAAGAGTGAGATATACCTCGTTCTTTTTCTTTACTGTGATCAGGGACATTAGTTTCCATTAATAAACTTTTCCCATTCAATAGCGTTCCTCACATGATAGTTTCTTTGAGAAACTAACTTTAAAACATGATCTAGAAAGTAAAGCATCTGATCAATGTACTTGATCTTTGCTTCTTGGTTAATGATGTCGTCGTCCGACTCAAGGTAGACTTTCATCTTGTCGGCGGTTTTGATACTGGATCCAAAAGGTTTTTCGGCGTAGACACGTGCTTCTGCTTCACCGCTATAATACTCTCGTTTTTCACGTACCAATTTACGGACTTCAAATTCCAGACTAGTTTTAATCTGTGAAAGATCGGTGTAATGGTTTAAGTATTTATTATGTTGGAAAGGGATCTCCATTGAGATCTTACCTAGATCAGCAGTGTAGTTTTTGTTCTTAAATTCAAAATCTACATGACTATCTGTTGCCCACTCTTCTTTAATTTTTAAAAATTTTTGATGTAGTTTGTCAAAATTCATTCAGTAAATTTTTCGTCACGGATAGTATAACCAGTATACTTGAAAGTTACTTGTGCTGTAAAGTATTCGATGTCATTGCTTGAAGCATCGAAGTTCATTTCAGATATACTGATTGGAAATAGATTTTCAAAATTGATTACGTGGTTGATGTTATACGATGAAGTGTAGATTAGAACCTGACCATTACAATATTCTGGTTCTTCTGTAGGCATGTGCTCCTCAGAATTACCGTTTGTTCTAATCCAATTGTAAATTTCTTTCCAATTAATTAACTCTTCATCGACGATAAACGAAACCGTTAAGTCCCCGTATGTTACCCCGCCACCAGCTACGATAGGAAATTGACGGAACCTAGTGGGAACTTCTGTGAATGGCATAGTAACATCAGGAAGATTTACTCG